CGTAATAGCAGATTGCACAAAATTTTCTTCCCCAACGGCCCAATCTTTGTGCAAAATGTCAATAGACACAAAATATAGTACCCACGCCCCTTAGGGTAGGGGAGTACAGCAATTTTTACAATGTAAATAGCAACATATACAATTTTAGCGTATGGTATAATATAGATACAACGAAAGAACAGAAAAAGGTTGGTTGACGAAAATGAAAAGTTTATTTAATTCTGTATTAGAAACTGCTATGTTGTTTAGAAAATGTAATGGATACTCGCAAAGTATAATATTAAAAGAGGAATGCGCAGAACTCATTGTAGCATTATCGCATTTTGAAAGAAATAGAAATGGGTCTTTTAATGAGATATTAGAGGAGCTATCTCAAGTTCTTATATCCTGTTTTGCATTTATAATTTGTGCAGATATTCCAGTGGCCGAACTCATTGGGGAAGTAACTAAAAAATATAATAAGTATCATCTTGAAAGCGAGGTAAAAGACCATGAAAGAAATTAAGATTAAAATCACTTTAACCGATGATAACATTATTTTTGATGGTGAGAACCTGCAAAAACTGACCGAGGATGACATCATCGACAGTATTAAGGTGCTTGTCAGTCTTGCAAAGATTATGTTTGGATGGCAGAAGGGAGACTCTACAAATGGAAATGCGTAAATTTATCATTGAGATGCACCCCGACGGCACGTTGATTTGCTGCGAGTACGAGGACCCGAAGGACGCTATTCGAGCCGCAAACAATCGGGCATGGTTGGCCGGTTATAAGCAAGCTCTCATCCATTGCGACGAGCAAGTACACACCCTGGAGGGTTTTAAAGGGACTTGCTTGTCAGCCGATCTTATGTATCAGGGTGCGGCCCGTGTGCGTGACGGGGTACAGGCTATGTACTCCTTATATAACCAGAACTAGTCGAAACGGCCTCCGGGCCGTCTACCGGGACCGCCCGCCCGGTATTGATAATGACAGGGCACATAATGAAAGGAGTTATATTATGTCTGAAGCGATGATGAAGTCCGAGAACAATGGTGCTATGATGGTATCCGATGTGATGAACACCGGTGTAGGGTACACCGACATGAACCTCTCTGACCGATCTGCCGCGGTTGCATTCTACAACGCGACAAGCAACCCCGCCAACAAGCTGAAGGAGCACGTCAATGAGGTGCTGTCGCTGGTCCATGTGTCTGTTGAGTGCGTGGAGGTCAGCAAGGACGATGTTCCCGAGGGCAAGACGATTGCACCCCGCGTTGTCCTCATTACCGAGGATGGGCAGTCCTACGCCTGTGTTTCCGTGGGCGTGTATCAGTCTCTGAAGCGGATGTTTACGCTGCTCGGCACTCCTGATACGTGGACGGAGCCGGTGCGGATCAAACCTGTGCTGATTAGCACCAAAAAGGGCCAGGTTTTGTCTTTGAATCTGGTTTGATCTACCAGATGGCCGCCGCACATGCGGCGGCCATATTTATTATAGGAGGCCCCATGAAAAGTAAAGATAACAGAGCATCCTTGCTTAACTGCGACGATTCTTTGATCTACCTCGCAACGGCCATTGTATATAGTGGAGTCACAACCAAAGATGTCAAGTTTTTCCGCTCTGAATGGGCCAGAACCATTTTTAACGGACTGGGCATCGATACCGACCCATGGCCCTGGTACAAAGCAGTTATAGACAGAAAGGAGCGCAAGAAACATGGCAGTAGGCGCAGCTAAAGCAAGTGCAACCCTTAAATACAGTGCCGAGCTGTATACCCCCTATGCCTTGGAGTCTTGGCCCGATAATCAGATGCGCAAAGAATACACTCGACTGCGTGACATTGCGCAGAAGCGTATTAAGCGCCTATCCGCGGACCCCATTAGCGGCACAAGCGACGTTTATAAAGAATTTGCCGGGGGGTTCCCAACCCTAAAGGCAATGCAAGGAGACCGTAAAGCATTGGAGCAGGCACTCGCAGATGTAGCGCGTTTTGTGCGTTCTAAAGGTTCCACCGTTGGCGGTGCCCGTGCGGAATTTGAGCAAAAAATGAAAGTCGGTGGTATTGATGTCGCCGACGTGCCCGAGGATCAGTACACGGCTCTGTCGGAATGGTGGGAGATCGTGAAAGCATCGGGCGTATACTACTATCCATCCGACCAGCCGGTTATGTACTGGCGCGAGAAAGGCGGCTACAATGTCAGTATTGACGACTTTGCAAAGTGGCAGCAAGGCGAGGTCAACTATGGTAAAGAATGGGACTACAGCGACGGCAGCAGTTCCGCCGACCTGCGCGGAGGCTTTGGCGGAGGCTTGTAATTATAACCCTGTCCCGTGGCTTATGGAGCATCTAGACCGCAAACACACAAAAGGCAAGAAACGCAAAACGAACAAGAGGCGCTTATATGTGAATATGCCGTGTGCGTTTGATATTGAGACTAGCCGAGTATGTGTTGATGCGGACGACAATCCCCACACCATAATGTATATTTGGCAGTGTCAACTCGGTCTGGATATTACCATTATTGGTAGGACGTGGGACGAGTGGCTGAACTTTACGGGAGCAATCAGCGACTATTTGCAAGCAAACAGCGGTCCGCAGGGTGACTGGTTTTTGTGTATGTACGTTCATAATCTTGCACATGAATTTCAATATTTGTCGGGTGTTCTGGATTTTGGGCCGGGGGATGTGTTCGCCAGCAAGCCACGCAGGGTCTTAAAATGCGACAATCGTGCTATTGAGTACCGATGCAGTATGCGGCACAGCAATTTATCCCTTGATGCCTGGGGCAAACAGCTAGGCGCCCCACATGCCAAACTGACCGGGGCACTTGATTATACAAAGGTCAGATACCCTTGGACCCCGCTGTCATCCACTGAACTTGCATACTGCATAAATGATGTGCGATGCATTGTTGAATGCTTGCTGATCGAAATGCAGCGCGACGGAGATGACCTTTACACTTTACCACTGACCCGAACCGGGTACGTCCGGCGCATGGCCCGGGAAGCGATGTACAAATGGGGCATTAAACGGGTCAAGCGCCTTTTGCCGTCATGGGACCTTTACCAGATGTTGCGGGAAGCGTTTAGGGGCGGTGACACTCATGCAAACCGCTATTATGTGGGGCTACACCTGGAAAATGTGGGGTCCGTTGATATGTCCAGTGCCTACCCCGCAGTGCAATGTGAATGCTATTTTCCGATGACACCATTCAGGCAGGAACCGGCTACCGTGCAGCGTCTGATGCAATGTATGCAGCACGGTAAAGCTTGCCTTATACGGCTGCAGGTGAAGGGACTGCGCCAGCGGTATAAGTGGTGGGGGTTTCCATATATCCCACTTGCAAAAGTTCGGCATTGTGAAGGATACATTAACGACAATGGCCGTCTGCTGTCTGCTGAACATTTCGAGATCACCATAACCGATATAGATTTTAGAATCATTGCCAGAGAATATGATTGGGACGCCCTCAACGTCCTGGACCTGTACACGTCTGATTATGGTAAACTACCCAAATCGCTGATCGACTGCGTAAAAGAAAGCTATACAGGTAAAACATCCCTCAAAGGTGTAGCCGGTCAAGATTTGTATTATGTCAAAGCCAAGGGCGACCTTAACAGCTACTACGGCATGACAGCACAAGACCCGCTGCAGCTGGATACTCTTTTTGATGAAGATGACCCAGACAATCTTTGGAGCGAATGCACCGATGACCCAGAGGGCAGCTATAACGACCATTGCCCGCACCTTTTCCTGCCCTATCAATGGGGCGTATGGACAACGGCCCATACCAGAAAACGCCTTAAAATTGCTCAATGGGCAGCCGGTAAAAATGGGGTGTACTGTGATACAGACAGTGTTAAATACCTGGGAAATATTGATTTGTCAGATTTTAACAAGGCCGTGAAGCAGCTCTCCAAAGAAAACGGTGCTTGTGCGTCAGACCCTAAAGGCAATGTGCACTACATGGGCGTGTATGAGCAGGAGCACAGCTATGCGGAGTTTATGACCTGGGGCGCGAAGAAATACGCGACAACCTACACCAAAGGCGGACCCATCACAACCACCATTGCAGGCGTAAGCAAACGCAAAGGCGGTTTGGAGTTAGCCCTGTGGGGCGGTTTTGAAGCATTCAAGCCCGGGTTTACGTTCTGCCTTGCCGCAGGAAATCAGGTTATTTATAATGACCGGCCCAATGTGCCCGACTTTGTGGTTGACGGGCATACGGTACATATAACAAGAAACCTGTGTATTTGTGATAATACGTACACATTGGGAATTACCGACGAATACGCAAAGATATTAGGGTACAAGATTATGGAGGTTGTCTGATGATTAAACTGTACACCGATGAAGGGTGGCCTAATTTTTCCGAAAAAGATGGCATTTTGTCCACCGGGGCATCTATTATTTTTATATGGGGCGGACGTGGTACCGGCAAGACCTACGGAGCGTTAAAGCACGTACACCAGACCGGGGATGAATTTTTGTATTTGCGCCGCACACCGCAGCAAGCGGAACTTATTTGCGCGTCGCCCAGCATGTGGCCGTGGTCTCCATTGAACGACGATTTGCAAACGCATTACGCTCCGTTTAAATTGCCTAAAATTGCCGGTCTCTATGAAGTGGGTAACGCAGGAGCCTACACTGATACAGGAGCACCCATAAAACCGGCCCAAATGGCCGGAGTTGTGGGCAGCGTGGTCACTCTGGCTCGCACCCGTGGTTTTTCAAGTCCCCATACTAACATCATCATTCTGGACGAGTATCAGAAAGAGGAATCCGACTATTACCGGCGCGGCGAGGGCGTCGGCCTTGCCAATATTTATGAAACGGTCAACCGTAACCGCGAATTGCAAGGGCAAAAGCCCTTGACGCTGCTGTGTATGTCAAATGCCGTAGGCATGGCAAACCCCTATTACATGCAGTGGGAAATCACAGATACAGTTGAAAAGATGATTGGCAAGAAAGAGCGCGTCAAGCTGTTGGCCGATAAAGGCATTCTTTTGATTGATCTTGTGGACAGCCCTATTGCCAAAGAGAAAGCCAATACGGCCCTTTATAGGTCCATGACCGGAACGGACTTTTATAGGTCCGCTATTGAAAACCAGTACAGCGCCGAGGAGAAAAGTCTTGTCGTATCCCGGCCCCTCCGGGAATACTGCCCACTTGTTCAAATTGGGCGGTGCTGCATTTATGAGCACAAGAGTAAACCACTTTACTATGTGTGTCGGCATCGGTCTGGCGAGATGCCCACATATGGCACCGGTGACTATGAGCGAAAACGATTCAGGGCCGCGTATGGGTATATCTGGCCCGCGTATTTGCAGAGGCAAATTGAGTTTGAGCGCTACTCGGATGAAATTTTCTTTCGCGAGTATTGCGGCACTTGACTTTTTTATACGGGTAATATATATTAAAGTTAATCCCAGGTGCCCACAGGCAGCCCCCAGAAGGGGCGGGCAAGCGTCAGCCAGCGCAAGAACCTGGGATTACTTGTATCTATATGGGGAGGTGATGTTATATGAACGTATATGCTGTTTTGGTGTTTATCGGAATGGATGTTGTCAGTGGTATGGTGAAAGCCTTTTCTACCACTGGTTTCGATTCCAGCATAATGCGCCAGGGGTTTTACCACAAACTTGGTGAAGTTCTGGCCGTGGGGTTGCTCGCTGCCGCTGATTTTTACTTGCCCATTGTCGGCGTCAACGTCGATGTGTCTTTCTCGGCCATCGGTTGCACCTATTTTGTTTTGATGGAAATTGGTAGCATCATCGAGAATATCGGAACGATCAACCCTGAATTGGTGGGGCCCCTTACTAAAATTTTTGCAAAACTCAAGGGGGATTAACCATGGGTTGTTATATCATTTTCGCCCAGTCGATCACAAACGAGCACGCGTTTCTGCTGGCTGACCTATGCACTCGTTTGAAAATCGGCTACTATAGCGACTGGGCAGACGTCGCCCACACGCGGCAGTGTTGCGCAGTGGGCCCTCTGTCCAAAGGAGATAAAGACCAGGTCGTTAAATGCCTGGCGCATGACACATACGTTGTAATGGAGGCGACCAAAGTTGAAAATCAGTGAAAAAGCGGCCCTCGCTATGGCCGGATACACCAAAGCAGAGATCGAAGCTATGGAGCAGCCCGTCCCGCAGCCCGTGCCGCAGCCCGCGCCGCAGCCCGCACCGCAGCCCGCGCCGCAGCCCGCACCGCAGCCCGTGCCGCAGCCCGCGCCGCAGTATGACGGCCTCGAAACCCTGCTGCAGCAGATTTTGCAGGGCCAGCAGACCAGCGCACAGGCAATGCAGACTATGACGCAGACGCTGCAGGCAAACGCGCTGGGCCTTGGCATCCAGCAGCAGCCGGCGGCAGATGCCGCTACGGTGACAGCCCGAATCATCGACCCGACCTATGGAAAGGAAGTGAAATAATATGCCTCTTGGTATGGATTTTGCGGATATTGCCGCAATTTTGACCGAGATCAACAAAATGGCCACAGGACAGGAGCTGACGTCGCCCATCGTGGATACGTCCAGTTTCGTTTCTGTGGCGCAGGCCACGCTGCTGACCGGTACCGACAATTACACCAAAGCTATCAGCCAGGTGTTGGGCCGCACCATCTTTGCTGTCCGTCCCTATGACGCGCCCCTGAAACGCTTGCAGGTCACGGGCGATGACTGGTCTAACCATGTTCGGAAGATCAATTTCTGCGACACTGACCCCGTCACCGACAAGGCGTGGGCGCTTGAGGACGGCCAGAGCGTGGATATGTACGAAGTCCACAAGCCTAAAGTCCTTCAAACTAACTACTATGGCCAGACCAATTACAGCCGCGTGTATACCCAGGCTGATACCCAGATGGAAGCGGCCTTCAAAGGCCCCGATGAACTGGCGCAGTTCTGGTCCTCGTTCGTGCTGCATCTGTCGAACCAGATCGAGGCAGACCGGCGTAACCTTGCCAATAACCTGATGGCCAATCATCTGACCGGCATGACGGTGACCAGCCCCAACAGCGTTATTTATCTGCTCGACGAGTACAACACCCAGCAGGGCACGAAACTTACCGTGCAGGACGTGTATAAGGAAGCAAACTTTCCGGGATTCGCCAAATACGCATATGGCCGTATCAACGATATTTCCCGCCTGATGAAAGAGCGCTCCATCAACTGGCATCAGAACTGGACGATTGGCAGCACGACGTACAACATCATGCGTCACACCCCGTATGATCGTCAGCACCTCTATCTGTACAGTGGCACGCAGAGCCAGATCGACGCCCGCGTAATTCCCGAGGTGTTCCATGATAACATGCTGAAATACCGTGATGCCGAACAGGTCACGTTCTGGCAGAACATTGCCGAGCGCGAGACCATCTCTGCGACACCTGTCGTAACCACAACCACCGGCGAGGCAAAGAAGAATGCCGCGGTGCAGCTGTCCAATGTGTTCGGATGCCTGCTGGACTGGGATGCAATCGGATACACTCCGAAGCTGTCCCGCGTGGTCCCGACCCCCATGAACGCCCGTGGCCTGTATACGAATTTCTGGTATCACTACGGATGGTCGTGGTACGACGACTTTACCGAGAACGCCGTTCTGTTCCTGATGACCGACGGAGACGTCACTGCGCCCAGCACGAGCAGAGCAGCCAGAGCCTCCACCCTTAAAACCACCACGCACAAGGACGCGGACCCCTCGAAGTCCTGACCGGCACCGGCGGGCATCTGCCCGCCGGTTATTTTATAGGAGGTGCAAAATGCAAGCTATTTTTTACCAGTTTGCAAAGCGCACAAACAGCACAAAGCGGCCCAGCGGTGGGCAGGAGTTCGGAATTGACCTTAAAGCCCCTTGCAACATCATTGACCCCGAGATCAAGATTGCAACACAAAGCGACCCCACCGGGTACAATTATTGCTACATTCCCACATTCAGCCGGTATTACTGGGTGAAGAATTGGACGTATGCCGACGGGCTCTGGAATGCCTCCCTGACTGTTGACACGTTGGCAAGCTACCGCGACCAGATCGGGTATTCTACCGAGTATGTGGTCAGATCGTCGGCAAAGTTCGACCCAAAAATTACAGATAATTTGTACCCCACCAAAGCAACGATCACCACTCGAACCATCTATGCAAATTCAACGCCCTTCACGGATAACCCGGAAAGTGGCAGTCAAGGATTTTTCGTTGTGGCGGTCAATGCCCCGGGGTATGTATCCTTTGGGGGTGCAATTTATCTTGCAATGAGTGGCATCACGTTTCAAAAGCTTATGGCGGCTCTTTTGCAAAATACTGATTATCTGAATATTAGCGCTGACGAGATCAGCAGTAACTTGACTAAAGCGCTTTTCAATCCTATTCAGTATATTTCTAAAGCGTTCTGGATACCTTGCGGCAATACCGCCATCGGCACCCCCATCCATGAAATCCCCGTTGGGTGGTGGAAAATGCAAAATATCGGGAATGCCTACGTTATCCAGAACACCAACGATAAGAACGTTTTTACGTTCAGCATCTCAACCCCCCATCATCCGCAGCACATTACAAGGGGCGTTTATACAGACGGTGCACCCTATTCCGAGTATACGCTGTATTGTCCGCCCTTTGGGGAAATCAAATTAAATGCAAACCTGTTTGTGTTGCAAAGCACGTTGTATTGTAGATTAACTGTTGATTACCGTACCGGCGATGCAATACTTGACTTGTCATTTAATAAAGATTTTAAAGCTATTTTCTTTTCCACGTCCGGCAACGTCTCGGTACCTGTGCAATTGGCTCAGATCACAACCAATGTAAATGAATTAGCAAGTTTGGGTGGGCTGATTCAAACCGCGTTGGGTGCTGTTGCAGGCGGTATCGAGTCCTTTTTCGGCGGGAGCGATGTTATAAACGGTATCGCCTCCGGGGCCCAGCAAATGACCGTTTCGAGTCAATCAAAAGGCGGAGGGGCCAGCGTCGCAAAATACGGCATCACCCCATATTTGACAGGTGCGTTTTATGATCTGGTGGACGACAACAACGAGCACCATGGGCGCCCACTGTGTCAGAAGGTGCAGCTGTTCAGTATCCCGGGTTTCATTATGGTAGACGACCCCGATATTGCGTTGCCCGCAACAGCCGCCGAGATTGACAGCGTCAAAAGCTATATGAAAAATGGATTCTTTTTAGAGTAGGAGGCGTAAACAATGGCAGTATATAAACAGTGTATTACTGACGTGTCGCCAATCAGAGTGACCGCCGTTTATCCTGCGTACTCGGACGGAAGCCCCCACAGGGGCATTGACACGGTGCACGGCAATCATAAAGCCTACGCGCCCGAGGCGGGCGTTGTGGTCGTGGCGCAGCACTGGAATGGCAGCACCTCAGGAGACCAGTCCTGGGGCAATATGATCAAAGTCAGAATGGCCGACGGCACCACCTGGCGCGCAGCACACTTTGCCTCGCAGATATGGAACGTTGGCGACACGATCACAAAGGGTCAGTTTATTGGCACACAGGGGCAGACTGGATACGCAACGGGCATTCACACGCATTGGGAGTACGCCGATGCTGCCGGAAACCTGCGGGACCCGTCCAGCATTATCAGAATCCCGAATCAGGTCGGCACATGGGAGGTAGAATGGGACTCCGGCGGAGGCCCGGGCCCCGGGCCGTGGCCTACCGGCAAGTTGCCTATATGGTTACTGTTTAAAATGGCAAAAGGAGGCCGTCTGTTATGAGTGCTCCATACAGCTATGAGCAAATCAACGCTCATGTGTCGCCGGTTACTCCCTCCGTGACGCACACCAAAGGCAACAGCTTATCCTATTATTTCCGCAAATATCTGTTCCTAGAAGCTGTGTCTATGGTCCGCTGGACGCTCCCCGACACATGGCCCAGTAACCGCTTGCAATATCTTGTTTTCGGGTCCGGTGGTGTTACGGTGTTCAATACTGACCGCTATGGCCTGGTATATGACCGAATGGGATTGACCGGCATTAACATTTTTTATAATCCCACGCACTCCGTCATTGCAAACCCTTTTATCAAAGGGTCCCCCTATTTGCAAATCGGAAAGCAGTGCGAGATCATCAATTTGCAGCCCGATTACCGCGGTATGGTGGATATTGTGGCCTATTATGGGGATATGATGGCCCTTGCGGCCCAGACCATCCAGAGCAATTTAATCAACAGCAGGTTGGCATATGTGTTTGCATCTGGTAACAAGGCCGGTGCAGAATCTTTTAAAAAGATGTTTGATGCAATCATGCAGGGCGACCCCGCCGTTTTTGTGGATTCCTCATTGCTCAAAGCGCCTAAAAATGGGGCATCCGGGCAAGCCCCTTGGATGTACTTTGCGACAGACCTTAAAGGGAACTTCATCACCAACGAACTGTTGACAGCTCTTAAAACCATTAAAGCCCTGTTTGACACGGAAGTGGGCATTCCGAACACCAACACCAGCAAAAAAGAGCGGATGTTGACCGACGAAGTCAATTCTAACAACGTTGAGACAGCCGCCAAAGCGTCGCTATGGTTGGACAGCTTGCAGCGTGGGTGTGAGCGGGTCCACAAGCTCTTTGGAATTGACAAATCTACTTTATGGGTCGATTGGCGTTTTCCGCCCGATACTGGAGCGCAGGAGGTGAACAACGATGCACGCAACGTTGAGCTTTAACGGCCTGTTGGCAAGATACCCGAACCTGTTCGACGACTTGAAAGTCCCTGACAGTGTATCTAAAGAAACTGTCTGCAATCAATTACTCTTTGATACGCTGGAATTAGAGGTATTATACGCGGATGGCCCCACTATGCGCAGGGCACTGGGCGTCTATTCTGAAACCATGCTTACGAGCTGGACCCGGTACGCCAAGGCGCTGGGCCTTGAATACGATGCTTTGGCATCCGATGACCGAACCAGAACCGCCGACCACACAGGAACCAGCGGCGGCACAATCAACCGCACAAATGGCGTGAAGGGCACAACTACCCGAGCGCCTAACCTGACCACCACCGGCCAGAATACCGGCAGTGACAGCACCACACGGGACGTTACGGGGTTTGACAGCGTAACATTGCAAACCGCTGAAAAGAGTACAACGGCCCTTGGAACTGGGAACACCATTACCAGCAGCGGCACGGACACGACCACCACCGATCAGACCACCACCGATAACAACACATCCGAATTGCACAACGGATACAAAGACACCGTGACCGAGAAGGGCAGGGCAGGACGAGACCCGCAAGACCTTATTGCCAAAGAGTTGACTCTTGCAATGGAAAATGCAATTCATAAAATCGTTACGGACATCCGGGCGAACTTTTGTTTGCTGGTATATTAAGGAGATGTGATTTATGAGTATCAATCCTATCCACAGAGCGCCCTACACCAATTTCCATGATCTCAATCTTGATTGGATTATAGACGAGCTGAACGAATTCAACACCAAACTGACGAATTTCGTCAGCCTAGCCACGATCAAGTACGCAAACCCGATTCAGTGGGACATCACCAGCCAGTATGAGGCAAACACCGTTGCTGTGGACAGCAACGGCAACGCCTATCTTTCCGTACAGCCGGTGCCGTCCGGTGTTTCTCTGGACCGTACCGAGTTCTGGACCAAAATTGGCAATTTCGATGAACTTTGGGCCGATGTCAAAAAGGCCATTACTCCCAACGATGAGGGGCACAGCCCCACCGCGACAGCCGCAAGAGCTGTCAACGATCTTGTCTGGGTAAACGGGGCGCTTGTACGTGTCACAAAAGCAATGATTGCCGGTGATGCCTACGTGCCCGGCTCTAACTGCGTTAGCAGCTCCACAAATGAAGTTCTGCACTACCTTATCAATGCATTTAATGAGGGCTTGAGCGCAGAGCAGACGTCCCGGCAGGAGGCCGACACGAAGCTCCAGACGGCTATTGGCGCCGAGAAAACGGCCCGGGAGAACGCAGACACGCAGCTCCAGACGGCTATTGGCGCCGAGAAAACGGCCCGGGAGAACGCAGACACGCAGCTCCAGACGGCTATTGACGCAGAGAAAACGGCACGGAAGAATGCTGACACGCAGCTCCAGACGGCTATCGGCGCCGAGACTACGGCCAGAGAAAAGGCCATCAACGATCTGAAAAAATCCACTGTCGATTTGGAGGTATTCATTACCCCCGAAATGTACGGCGCAAAGGGTGACGGCTCTACGGATGACACAGCAGCAGTTAAGACCGCTTTTAATGCCGCTACTGCCAATAAACCCATTATCCTGACGGGACAGTATTATTGCACTGATACAATCACCGTTAAGAGGGATACAACCGTTATTGGTGCCGCATCCCGACCCCGTGCTGTGCTGATTCCTTATTTCATTTTCAGCAATGCCGTCAACCCTGCGTTTTCTATCGTGGGCGCGCAGGACAGCAACGTCGACTATGGCGGCACCCTTGAAAATGTCACTTTTAAGGGCGTTACCGTCGCTCTGAAAAATCCCACAACTGCTGCAAGCGTTGCATTTAAAGTGCAGTGGGCGCGATTCTTCACTCTTGAAGATTGCAGCGTGCACGGATTCACAACCGCAGTAGATTTCGCCAACAACAACGGCATGTTGATTAAAAATTTTGAGTACAGCACGAACGGATCTGTTAATGTCACCGTATTCAACAAGTTTAACAACGGTGGCAATACTGGCCTGAAATTGCAGCATATCGTTGTAAACAATTTCTCGGAAGGCATCTCAAAAGCGATTGTCCTGTCCGACACCACCGGAGACGGCCAGACCGGTGACAGATGGTTTGAAGATTGGCTCTGCGTCGGCCCATGGAATAACGTTATCTACTACACGCACGGCACTGGATTCAGTCGGCACGTTTACATCAACCGTATTTTTGCCGATCACCTGATTGACAATCTCGTGTATCTGGTGGGGTCCGGTGCCAATGAGGACGCACAGATCACCGATATTGGGTGCGTAGGAGCGAATGCCACATACCGGTGTATTCTCGTAACAGGCTACTGCCATTTGACGATCACGGGCGTTGCCGGTTCGTCTGCAACGAGCACCTATGATTTTATCTCGCTCAACAACGCAACCGACGTTGTGTTGACAAATGCAATACTCGACGGCCCTTCTACGTATTTCATCGCGGTGACGGGTGGTGCTCGAATTGCTGTTTGCAATCCCCGCAACACGCAGACGGGCAGCATCAACGTCGCGGGGGATGCGTCCTATTGCCAATGGTGCAATGTGTCTACCGTAGGTAACAACAATCTGCTGGTCAAAACGGGCAGCAACAACCAGGCAACCAACGTACACCCGGAAAGCACTAACTAAATACTCTGCATTATGTGCCCACTCCCC